AAGTGTTGATATACCAAGCATAAGCCACCTGTTAATGCGTATGCCGTCAACGTGCGGCAAATAGAAGGTCGTTGCAAGGGCGATGATTATCACCGCCCCCAACAACACCTTATATGGGTTTAATACCCGGTCGGCCATCGTTATTAGAACGCTCCGTCCGGGGTTAATCTTACATAGTCGCCAGATGCGTATATGACACCTGCCACCATTGCATTTGCAACGGTTATGCCTGTGCCTCCCGACTTTTTAATTGTCACGGACTGCCCGGAATTGTTATATACAAAGAATATTCTTGCTTCTTCCGGAGCGATTATATCCGATGTTGCACCAGCGTTTGTTACCCATAACAGGACGGCCTTCTGTTCGGTTGCCGATAGAGTCCAGTCCGCCGAAGATGCGCCATAGTCATGAAACGCCACACTCTGAACAATTGACGGAGTATTAACTATCGGCGATGTTAATGTTTTATTTGCCAGTGTTTCCGCACCATTCAGCGTAGCCAGCGTGTCAGTTGTAGCCGGCACGGTTACAAGTTTGGTCTTGGCTGCGTCCTGGTAGAAGCTCGCTATTATCGGAGTAGTCAGCGTCTTATTGGTAAATGTCTGTTCGGTCGCTATCCCCGCCAGCGTGTCGGTTGTTGTCGTAGGCGCCGAAATTAAAACGCCTGTGGTCGAGTAAAAACTTGCAATCGTGGGAGTAGTCAGGGTTTTGTTGGTTACGGTCTTCGTGTTCGTGGTTGTGAGAACATCACCCGCCCCGATTGACGCAAGTTTGTTGAGTTCCGCCGCCGTCGATGTTATCGCAGTCCCGGCAAGTTTTAGAGATCCGCCGGATTCAACGTCAATCGCACTTCCTGACGGGACGCTTACAAGCCGGTTTGTCGATTCTATACAATATATTTCGTTGCCGGATGCGTCATAAAAACATAAATCGCCGTCTACGCCCTTCGTGGTCACATTTACGAGATCAGCAAACGCAAATATAGCCGGGAAGATTAAAATCATTGCGAGAACGGCGGTTAAATAACGTTTCTTCATGTCAGCCTCCTTGTAGGAAGGGAGCGGAATTACCCGCTCCCTGCATGTTTTTAATCATATATCGCCGTTTCCGGTATCTCAGAACCATAACGCGGTTTGCTGAATATTGCATCAATGGAGAGATGCGTTACTGTGTCGCAATCGGCAATCTCAACTTGGATGCAGTCGTATCCGTCGCCTAAGTCGGCGGCATCGATGGGTATGATATATTGTTTGTTTGCTACGGCTGCCAAATTAAAGGTATTGCTCGACGCCGTGCGAGGAACCATAATATCCTCGTTCTTCTGGATGCCATTGGCTACGGCTGTCTTGCCTCCCGAGAAGGTAAGTACCTCATTGTCAACGAAGGTTGTGCCGTTAAAGGCGTAGCAGATCAGCTTGTCGCCGAGGTCTTTATACACGTAGCCGACACCACCGCCCGCGCCCGTTACGGTCTCCCCTGCCGCCGCCGGTGTGTCTGTAGATGCGCCGTCATACTCAAGAACAAACCCTGTGCTGTAATACTTGCTAAATGCGAGGGCTTCTGTCGCGGCTGCCACCGCTGCGCTTTTATTGAGTGTCACGGCGGTTGCTTTACCAATCGGGCCCACATTGATACACAGGTCAACATGACGATAATTCTTCATGCTGGCAATATCGGATGATACTGCCCCCGTCTGGTCGGTTGTAGGGAAAAGCAATGGTACTTTTGCATAATCAACATTTATCAACATCGTAAATACCTCCTTTTATAAAAGTTTATGATCTTGTAGCCAGCACGACAAAAGGCGATACTGTGTTGCTGCCTTTGTATGGTGTTAAGGCTGATTTCCAGCGCGGCTGACCGTCAAAATAGTAAGTGAATCTGAAAAGCTGCTGACCGTACACGAAATCGACGTGAATGCTCATAGCTTCTTGTATGTCGCCCATGTCGGCGCATACATACTGGCTCCAGTCGGCCAGGATTATATCACCCACTGTGCCGAGGGTTTCACACTGTTCGATTTCGATAACAGGTGCGCCCTTGATCCTTAAAACGCCCTGTGAATCGTAGGTTATGAAACGCGGTTCAAGAGCGGATGCACCGGCGGTTATAGATAGAGCATCAAGCTGCGGGTTAACATCTCTATTAATAAGCCATACAGCGTTTGCGCGTCTACCGGTAAACCTTGCCCACATTTTTGACAGGTTTGTTGAAAGTACGGTTTTTGCTGTCTGACCTGTCTCCTTTGCTACCGTTACGAGACAGCCCGAAGAAAGTATGCCGAGCGCTTCCCCTGCCCCTGTCCCCCTCACAGTCAAATCCTGGCACTTGAAAGCGAATTCTTCGCCGAAAAGCTGCCTGATTTCCTGCCCGAGGAAGGTAACATTCCTTAACATTTCGTCTGTTGCAGCAAAAAGACCGGTCAACTTCTGAGGCTCAACCCTGATTTCTGAGGTTTTTGTTTTGGTTGCAGTATACTCGCCAAGCTCTTTATTGGTGTAAACTCTGATACCGCCGCCCCTTGAACCTGCAACACGGCTGGTTTCATCAATGCCAATAATTTTCACATACTGTGTAGCGGTCAGGGTTCTCTTTGCTGTTCTCGGTAGGACTTCGGAGTTATTAAACCCGTTAGTCATAAGCTCGGTCGAGGTCTCTCCCTGGAGGAATATGCCGCCCTCATTCGGTACGCTTACCGCCATACCGGTTGTGCTTACCGCCCTGCCCTCTTTCTCAAGTTTTTTCACCAGTTTTTCGTAGCTTCTCTTCTGCGACCGCTCAACCCTTGAACGGGCCTCCGACACTTCCTTGCTCGTGAAATGTGTCTGGTCGTACATGGTGCGGATGTCAAGAAGTTGCTCGCCGAGTGCAGTTGCCGGGCTACCGCGATATATCGGGGCATCCATCACTTCGATCCTGCCGCTTCCGAGGTCATCAAGAGTCTGTGACCTGTTTTCTCCTTCGTCGCCAAAAAGTCTCTTTTTCAGTTCTTCCTCAGCCTCAAAAGACCTCATTTCAGCTTCAAGACGGTCTATTTCAACCTTTAAGTCTGAACGCTCTTTTATTTCCTCATCAGTTAAGCCTCTGTTTTCCGCTTCTGCTTTCTTGCGTATATCTTCCATTTTACGGAAGGCCGCCTCCATCAGTTTCTGCCATTTGTTCATGATGTTGCCTCCTTGATTCCTTTGATTTTTTGATAGACTTTGTCTTCTTCTTTCAGGAGGCTTAGACTATCACTGCCCCCCCTTATGTCATCGCCGTTAGGAGCGGCGTTCTTCCTGTATTGTTCGAGACTTCTTAGCCCCACTTCCGTATCCGGGTATGCCGGGAAGGTAGTCGGGGACACATCATATAATTTGGCTTTTATGAGCGTTCTTATTTCCTGTTTGTCTACAGTTTCCCAACGATCCGACAATGTTTCAAACCCGAAGGACATCTGGTCCACGTCGCCACGGTCGATGCTTATCATAAGGTCACGCGCCCATTGAGTATCGGGAGGCGCAATGTCTATTTTAAGGCCGTGGGCATCTTCGGACAGGGTTAATGTGCCGCTTTTGTTGCGCCCAAGTACAAAGTCGCTGTTATGGTTCCACAGTGCGCGAATATCATCGTTTATGATAGTCTCGGTGAATGCCCCTGGGTCTATCTTTTCCCTGAACCAGCCTAAATCTTCGGATAAAGTGTTGAAAACGGCGGCATAGCCGACAATGTGACGCAGGCCGTTATCATCCGTTATTGTCCTAAGTTCTGTAACGCGGAAGTTACGCCGTTCAATAGGGTCATTTCTTTTTTCTTTTGGCATTTTTACCCCCCCCCTTGCCTTGTTTCTTCCCCTTGCCTTCACGGGTTTCGTAGCCGGTCTTTGTAGCCTTTTCGTATTTAGGTTTCATATTTTTGCCTCTTTGCCTTCAAATTCTTTTCCCAAATCGGATAATGCAAGCATGTTTTTTTCGATTATGTATTCTTTTCCCTTCCCGTCCGGTATCGGGTTAAGGTTTTCTAACTCCCTAACTTCATCAGCGTTTAAAAAGCCGTTACGCTTACCCATAACATACGCCTGATAACGGCTGAGAATGTCGCCACGTAAAAGCCCCTCTACGTTGTGCTCCCAGAAGTACACCCTGCGTTCTTCGGGGGTTAAAAGGCTAAAATTATATGATTGCTCAAGGCGGACAAGCCACGCCCGGAGGGTTTTCGTCACATAATCAATAGTAAACTGTTCGGCGCTGGCATAAGTAGAGGCTTTGTCATATTCGCCGTACATTTGAGGGGGGAGCCTGTATATTCGCGTTCCAATATCGACGTTAGATAGCTTTTGAGATTCAAGAAACTGCGCTTCATCGTTGGGGATTGTAACCCGTTCATATTTCATATTGTCTTCAAGAAGCATCAGTTTGAAGGAGTTTCCAAGCCCTGCGTAGACATCGCTCAATGCTTCACGCATGGCCTTTTTGTCTTTCACTTGCGCCGGGTGCGTCACAACCGCGCTTGGATGTGTACCATTGCCGAAATAAAGTCCGGCATATTCTTTATAGGTCTTGCCGAGCCCAATTGTTTCCCGGAAGTAGGCAATGGGCGAATAACCTATAATGCCGTCATAACCAAGCCCCGGCGTATGAAATATATTCTTTTTCGATAACGTGATACTTGGTGCGCCGCCGGTCATTGCTATCTGGTAGATTATTTCTTTCTTTTCGTTGCGCTTCACGGTCACGCGGTTAGGTGTTATCGGCCAAAGCTGTTCTATTGTGTTTCGCCCTACAATGCCGCGCCCGTAGGTCTTCTCTGCATAGCCGTTGCCCCATGATAATATATGCTGTGCGTATGCCTCACGGAATGAATATGCTGTCATTTCAGGGTTAGGTGCATCGTGGAGCAGTGAATAATACGGGTGGTCTGTCGCTTTCTCTTTGCCGCCGTTGGGCAAGCGTTTATAAAGGTGCAGAGGAAGTGATGCGATATCCTCCGAGAGTATCTTTATGCAGCACCAGACGATTTCAAGTTGTATAGCGTTAAATTCTGATACACGTGATCCCGATCGCGTCTTGCCGCCGTTCGCGCTGCCATAGAAATAGCCCCCGGGGTAGTACCACTTATCGTCAACCCCCGATGTTGCGTTTCTGCGTTCTATCGCCGACATTATGCCCATTATTTAGCTCCTGTCCTGCCTGCAAACATGCCTATTGTCATCAGCATTGCCCCTGCAGCAGCATATCCGAGCCACGGCCTGAGCAGATATAATCCATAGCCCATGAGCGCAAGACCGCCAAAAACGAAAACATCCCGGACGTCAAAGGCGTGTTGCGCCCTCGCTGTCCAGGACTTCAAAAAATGCACTGCTTTTTTAATCATTCTTAAGGTTCCATTTTACCTTTACCAAAAACCTGCATTTAGTCATCATTCTATATTTTGATTGACATTTAGAGAAAACACAAGGTACAAAACTGCACAAAACTGCACTATCTGCACAGTTTTTTTTTAAAATTATATTTTTATTCGATTATTTTAGTGATTTTTGTTATTGATTCTTGAGGTATTCGTAATAATTTACCGATCCTGACAGCCTGTAATTTGCCTTTATCAATCCAGGTATAAATTGTCCGCTTACTGACAGACAGATAAACGGCTGCTTCGTCTGGTCTTAAAAACATTTTTCGCGATAAATCGGTCAATACCCCATCCTCTCTTTGATTTCTTCAACGGTTAAACCGTCATAAGCGGACTTTTTCAATCTCGCTTCCGGGTTCATGGCCATCAATGCCACTGCGTTAAACGTAGCCATTAACGGATCAATCTTTCCTGTACCGCTTGCCTGTTTGGTAATCAACACTGCGTTACCCCTCGGTTCAACGCGGGCATTGCCTACACACCATGTCATCATTGCCTGTCCACCGTGTATAAGAGCTTTTTCAGCCACTTTGCGCTCTGTGGTTTTTATTGCGCCGGACAGCCGCCAGCCCTGGGGGATGCCGATAATG